TTCTATAATATGAATTTGCAAGGACAACAGGGGTAACTGCATTGAGTGTTGCTACTTCAGTTAATTCAATGCCATTAATGTCTAGTCCTTCGCATTGTATAGTATGGACACCAGAGGAATCAACCATGTCTCTAGCACCACCCAGAACTTCCGTTTGAAACGCAACTGTAGGATAAACCGTCGAAGTGCTATCGACATCTGTAATATCTTGAGCTGCATCTACATCGGCTTGATAACCGAACTTTCTTTGAAAATAATTTCTTGCGACCATGGTCTTCTCCTATCCTAATCCGTCTTTTACTTCAAGTGAATCACCTAGGATCACGGCATCCGGATCAGGTGGTGTAATATCTATATGCTCTAACACAATTGGTTTTCCAGAAGACACTTCAAAGGTAACGAAGTCCTCTTCATACAAAGTAACTCTCCTACCTGTTGCTGTTTCGAAGACAGAAAGTGCTTTGTTTTCGTCTTCGACTTCTAGTACTTCAACTTCAATCTTCATGGTGTCGGTGTCCCGAATCCCTCTTGGGGATCTAGTGTAGGATCTTTATCCTCTTTCCAAACATCATTCTCTGTCACTGCAATCAACAAAGAGCGACAATTGTAATGGTTAGGGGGTCTATATGCCTCCCAGTTAGGACTTCCCTTAGAGAATACCTTGTTATCAAGGTGTGCACAGATAGCAGTAGTACGGGAGTCTAGGATTGCTGAGTATTCCATAGCTTCAACGTAATCACCCAGGGTTGGATCAGTAAATAAATTATATCGTGCTTCGTTCAGCGCATCGAAATAGTTAGTTCTGACAATAGTGAATAATCGACTTGCTGTAATACCAGCACCTTCCAATGCTTCAAGAAGCTCAGCCTCTGTCAATGACATAGCACCAGCAGCAGTGGATGATTTGATCATTCCTTTCCTGACCAGGCTCTTATAAATGTTATCAACAATTTGTTGTGTAGTCCACGAGAACTTTAGACCATTAGTAATTGTGTTCTTGACAATCGCTTGCATTTCACCAGTTAAGTTTCCTGCCATGGTAAATGCTCTAGCATTAAAGTACGCAGCAGCATCATCTTCTAGCCTTCCCATATTAATTTGGAATTCGCCTTTACGAGAGGCAGCTATTTCGTTCTGTGCATGTTTAGTACCTAGACTCCATCCTCGTTTAAGTGTCTGGATACCTGCATTCTTAACTCTGTTCTTAGCTTCCGCATTGAACTGTAGTCTGGCAATCTTCTCATTGTTACCCCTAGACGTGCCCAGGGCTTCGTCAATAATTTGTTCGACCATAGGGGCGAGCGCGCGGGCAACCGCCATATCTAGCTTATCAACACCTGTATCTATCTCGCTGGTGGACTTCCTATCTATGACACTAAACCGAACTCTCTTTTGAGCTCTTGTAAATGAGACCCTCCATGCAGCGGCATTCCTGATAGCGTCGACCTCATCGGGGTCAGCAGCATCGGGGAGATTTGGAGGTGCGTCTGCATCAGGATCCGCAGGCTGCACAGAGGGAATGGCTTGTTGACGTCTGGGTAGGGGCTCTCCCTTCTCAGGCATCTCTAAGAGATTACGAATATGATCTTCGTCTGTATCTGATGGTTCCACCGTATCTTTGCTAACCAAGTCGTTCCAGACTTTCAGCATTTCCATAATCTGTTCTATGGAAAGGGGTTTGAATTTGAATTTCGGGAATACTTTATCGGCGAAATTAAGCTCTCCAAGTTCTCTGAATAGTTGTTCATCGAGTAGAGATTCCAATCTCGTGGTGTCCGCATTAAGGACAAGCATAAAAGCCTTGAACTGTGTTTGAGACTGGCTAAATGCGCCTGTTTGTCCTGTGTGACTAATGCCGAGCAGGTTGGGCACCAATAATGCCTTTGCGATGGATAGGTCATGAAACTCTACCGCCTTTAGAAACGCATCTGTATTAGTGGGAGTAATATGCTCTAGAGATATAGAGTTAGGTAAAAGAACGGAAGACGCAGAGGACATATTAGCAATGACATTCTTGATCGCTGTATACTCAGCAGATCCATTGACAATAGTCTTACCTTCTTTAGCAGTCGCTATCCAGATACCCCCAGCTGCACGCTCTAACCAGATATTCCAGAACTTGATTGCTATATCTTTACTGAACCAAGATCTATGGGCCTCTCGTAATTCGCTTGCTCCATAGTGCTCATCAAGATCTGGGTTCTGCACATAGTGAATCATCTTCTCTATATCTAATTTACGTTCTGATCCATCTAGATCCTGAACCAGCTCAGTGATGTTGCCATATTGATCAACACCAAACTTAAATGTCTCATGGGGTTTACTCTTTAGATGTTTCAGTCCTACATAGGGTTTATTCTGGTACTCAATAATAGTGTGTACCTTTTCTGTCATGGAGTAGCCTTGCCACACGCCCATCATAATGTTATTCAGAGCGTCTGGGAAGCTTCCTCTAAGCTGTTCTGTTACTGCCTTGAATAGCCCCTTGCGTAGATCTTGTTCTTCATCTGAGAGCTTTACATTAGCATCAAACTGAAAAAAGAAATCACGTCCTGTGATAGCATCTCTACGAAACCGAACTACTGCTTTAACCTGTTCATCTACCATCATGCTCCGATAGATCTTAAAGCCCTTCCTAGAACGGAGGTCATCAGGATCGAACTTGTATGCACCCACACCTGTATTGAATAATGACTCACTGTACGCAAGCTCACTATCTAGTGCAACCGTTGTTTCCTTCTCTTCTGGTGGCGCAAGAAAAGTAGCTACTCTCTCACGAAATCCCGGCATCATACGTCTCCGCTATTCCTTGAACTTGAATGACATCAAAACTGCTATCATTTATTTCTGGCGTCTGTGTTGCGAATTGCATAGCGATAGAATCTGCTCGATCCGGGCTTACAATTCCCAGATTCTTCATTTCCTCTTTAGTCGCTAAGTCTTCAACTCGCTCTTGTCCGATTTTACGTCGGATAGAACACATCTGCCCCATGACATCATCCCATTCATATTGATCAGATACAAAATCATCAGAGTAACGAACTTTTCCCTCTTGATGATAATCCCTACAAACCATAAAAGACTGAACTCGCCGGTTCCTATAAAGCAATGAGTTATCACTTTTTGTGCCGCCCATATAACGGATCACGGCAAAGTTTGTGCCATCACCGTTCTTAGCGCTTACTAATCCAGAGCATACTCCTGCACCCACACCTAGTGAGTCAACAACAATATCATCTCCGTTAGATACAGACATTCCAAATTTGTTGTACTGCCTAATCACCTCATTGACGAGCATACTAACCGACTTACCTCCAGGAAAGGAGTGCTGTGTCTGCCTATTAAATAAGACAAAAGACTCGTAGTGTATAGAGTGAGTGATTACTGAGAAGTTGGTACCGCCATCTGCCACATCCACAGATAGCCTTTGTCTTGGTATAGATCCGTCATCAATAAACTCTGTGTCTATACCGGCCTGGATCCATGACAATGAGATAAGCTGGTTCTCGTCATCATCAGCAAACTCTCCATAGCAACGTACCTGTACTACAGGACTTCCCTTCCCATACTTATTCTCCATGCGCTGCACCCACGTGCGAGACACTCTCTGAGTATCCTCTAAACGGATGTGCATGGTGAACCAGTCTTGTGATACGAGAGGCTTGTTATGGGAATCAGCAAATGTACCAGTGGACTTTGTAGGGTTTGAGATAATGAGCAGTATGACAATCTTGCCTGTGGAGATAGCGCTCTCTATGACAGGCCATAGGCTCTCATGGACACCAGATGCCTCATCCACACAGATAAGCATAAACTTATCATGTAGCCCAGCTAGGTTCTCAGGAGCAGAGGCTGTTTCCATAAATGCCCAATGGTCATCATCCCAATCTCCATTATCTCCACGCCAGAAGATTGATTGACCCTGGGTCTTGGTTAACCACTTGTACCCAGGGACTGCTCTATTCCGTATCTTCCTAAACTCAGGCCATAGGCGAGATCGTAGCTGAGCTATCTTAGGAGCTGTACATGGGATCTTCCCCTTGAAGCAGAATCCGAACCAGTGCATGGTTACTGCTAATCCAAAAGTCTTACCAGGCCCATGCATTGATCTAACACTAATCTGATTCAGTCCTTCATGATTTATAAGCGTAGATACGCCGTACTCTTTTCTCACTACGTCTGCTACGCTGTTCAGAAGATCTTTAGTCCACTGATCTAGCTCCCATGAGTCATTCGGATCTTGTGCTAAAGTCTTCTCTCCTGGAAGGGCCTTTAACTGGAGGATCTCTTCTGCAAACCAAACTGGATCGTACATAGCCTTCTCTACAGCTTGTGCAAAGAAGTCATTGAGAACCACTTTCTCAGCAGCACTCATTTATTCAAAGCCTTGGTCCAGGATGCTATTGCCTCTGCTAGAGGATTCTCTCCCTCATCATTTGTCTCTGAAGCTCTTAGATCAGGGAGGAACTTATTTAGAATCTTGAAGTGTGAATCTAGCTCAGTCTTTATGATACCAGTCTCTGTGATGTACTTTGCTTGTTCCTCTCTTTCAAGAAACGTCTTCTTAGCAACGCTGCTCCTCATTGTGTCTAAGCGTTTTAACAAAACACCAATCCGACTTACATGTCCTCCTACTGCCAGCTTTTCTCGGAGGGACTGTTGATTAATAGCTCTGTTCCGAACCACTCGCTTATTGTTGGGAGCAGGGATAACGACTGCTTTTGAAGTCTTTTTCTTTCCGGCCATAGCCTTAGCTACTTATCCCTGGTATTGTGAATTTTGATCAATCCATTGATGGTCTCTATATGCTCTAGGAGCGTCTGGTCACGTCGTACTAAGACCTCATAGGTTTCATCAGCTATCTCATTTTCTTGTGCCTGGGTGAGCTTGGGAAGCTCTGGCATAGGAAGAACAGTAACAGGAACGACAGTAGGAACGAGCACTGGGTCACAAGCACATCCACTAATCAGAGAAATGATTGCGATCAGTGCGATTACGAATGACTTCATCTTGAACCTCCTCCCTTGACTTATCACTCCTGTCTATAAGATAGTCTGTTGTCTCTTCTGCTATCTTTGCTCGTTCAGAGTTATGATCTGAAATCATCTCAGCTGTCTTCCGTCTCGTCTTTTCATTTCCTGCCTTCCGCTTTTGGAATCCACCAAAGAGAAGACTGACCAGTGCAATGAGAGAAGGGAGAACAACTGTCCACTTGCTTACAAGCAGCGCTATGAATGAGCTCATAGGTTTATCCTCAAGTTGTCCTCCAGCTATTTTATGCTCACTTTCATCAAAAGTGAATACTCACAGCCAGTTACAGGTTACACCTTTTTAGGGCCCTCCTATATAGGATGAAAAAAGGTATAAAACTATTACTCTCTTGTTCTATATGTATACTGAATATATTGTTGTAACCTTGTAACCTTGTAACTTTTACCTCTCTAAGTCTTTGGTGTATTCAAACGAAAAGTTACAACAAAGTTACAGAGTTACAACTTTCTATGCTGTTTTAGTATTTCTATAGTGTTCTTGCTGCGCCTCCAACATTTGTTCCTCTGCGGTTACAATCGAATCGTACACATCAGCAGCATTTTGTGTAACTAACTTTTCATCTTTTTTTACAAAAAACATGGTCGATTTGGCAAAGGTCTTCCCTTTTATCTTTTTCACAGGCCTGTGCTCAGGCTTCTCCCAGCCATTCTTTTTTAGCCACTTCTTGATACTTGCCATGGTAAATTTGACATTATGTTCTAACAGATCTGACTTGATCCACTCAGGATGGGTCACCTCAAAGGCAAAAGAATTGACATTCAGAGTATTCCAATCTTTGAGAAGACTTTCCATATCATTGTCAGTTGCCTCGATCATCTCCATCATATACTCCGTCCT